GGTTCTCTCTGACTAGGTCTTTAGTCTGATTGATATAAACAATATATATGGTAAAAGATTCAAAATGAAATTAAATCCTAAGAAACTAGAGCATATTTCAGATCAGGACCTTAAAATAGTGTTACGAAAAATGGAACTTGAGTTCCAAACAAAGACACAAAATGAATTTTTAATGTTTGTAAAATCAGTATGGCCTGATTTTATTGAAGGAAAACATCATATTAAATACGCTAATCAGCTTCAAAAAGTTGCAGATGGTACCTTAAAACGATTAATTGTAAATATGCCCCCTAGACATACAAAGTCAGAATTTGCCTCATACCTATTTCCTGCTTGGTTTGTGGGTAAGAATCCTAAAGCAAAAATAATGCAAACTACACATAATGCAGAACTTGCTTTTCGTTTTGGTCGTAAAATGAAAAATTTAATTGATTCTCCTGAGTATAGAAAAGTTTTTCCTGATGTAAAACTTGCTGTAGATTCTAAGGCCGCTGGCCGTTGGGATGTAAGTGGGGGAGGGGAGTATTTCGCCGCTGGTGTAGGAGGTTCAATAACGGGACGTGGTGCAGATTTATTAATTATCGATGACCCACATTCTGAGCAAGATGCATTAAGCGAGACAGCTTTAGATAATGCCTATGAATGGTATACCTCCGGACCACGACAACGTTTACAGCCTGGGGGAAGTATTGTTATTGTCATGACACGGTGGTCAACCAAAGATCTTACGGAAAGGTTGCTACGCAATCAATCCGAGCCTTTGGCCGATCAATGGGAAGTCATTGAGTTTCCTGCTATCTTGCCAAGTGGCGATTCCCTTTGGCCGGGATACTGGACACGAGAAGTGTTAAGCCAAACTAAAGCTTCGCTGACCGAGGCTAAATGGCAGGCGCAATATCAACAAAATCCTACATCCGAGGAAGGCGCTCTTATTAAGCGTGAATGGTGGCAACGCTGGGAGAAAGAGGATATTCCTGATTTGATGCATATTATTCAATCTTACGATACAGCTTACAGTAAAAAAGAATCAGCAGACTTTAGCGCGATTACAACGTGGGGTGTCTTTAAGCCCGTGGAACACGATCCGCCGGCCATGATTTTACTGGACGCACAAAAAGGTCGTTGGGATTTTCCTGAGTTAAAAAGAGTCGCGTTAAAACAATATAAATACTGGGAGCCCGAGACAACCATTATTGAAGCTAAAGCATCAGGTATGCCTCTTACCCAGGAACTTCGACAAATAGGAATTCCGGTGATTAACTTTACACCCAGCAAAGGAAATGATAAGCATACGCGTGTAAACGCTTGTTCAACATTATTTGAGTCGGGAAAAGTTTGGGCGCCAAATGAGAGATGGGCGGAAGAAGTTATTGAAGAATGCGCCGCTTTCCCTTATGGTGACCATGATGATTACGTTGATACCGTAACACAAGCATTAATGCGTTTTCGACAAGGAGGGTTACTGGCATTACCCGATGATTATGATGATGAACCTGTGGAGCGTGAGGAGAGAGAATATTACTGATGGCTGAAGGAATCTTAAATACTGATGTGGCGAAAGAAGCAATGGTTAAAGAAGCAATGGAACTATTGGGTGATACGGAATATTCTTTACCATTTTACACGCACTTAGAAAATAATCCATTGTTTAAAGTGGGATTTGATCCTAAACGCGTATATTATCAAAGAGATCAAGAAAATCCAGACTACCCTATGAAGTATAATATAGCAGGAAGACAATTTGGACGTTGGACTTTGGAAGATTTAAAAGAAAAGGTAAGTAAATATACTGATGAGGGAAGTAAATATACTGATAGACAGATAGCCATGAATAAACCTATATGGGAAGAACTCGTTAGGGCTGCAGAAAATAAAGAAATTGATACAACAGACTTTGTATGGATGGAACAACCTAGTACAAATTTAAACGATCCGGAAAACTTAATGACAACTATTCATGAATTTGTTCACCGGTCTATGTTCGCCAATCCAGAATATACTGAGTGGTGGAATGAAAATAATCTTTGGAAGGATCAAAGAGAGCATGGTATAATTTCATATATGCTTGGCCAAGAATTTCCAAAATTGAAAGAGAAAGAATATAGAAGAGCGCAAGCTGTTTATGACATAGATTTAAATAATAAAGAAACAGAAGACGAATTTAAAAAACTTTATAAGGAGGCAACGCAAATTTCTCAGAATATATTAAAGGAGAGATTAGAGGAGGCCCGAGCAAAAGAACCGATTGCACCAATAAAAGATGAAGAGATAAAAGATGAAGAGATTGAAAAATCATGGTTTCAAAACTTCAGGGAAAAAATTGGATTTAATGAAGGTGGACTCGTGTCTAAAAAAATGGCATATAATTCCATAGAAAAGGCAATTAGATAATGGCAGAACAACCGATTAGACCAGACATAATAAAAGAAGATTTAGTTATTGAAGATTCAGCTAAGATTGAGATTCAACAGCCAGGAGCTGTTACTCAAGAAAATGTAGAGATGATGGAAGATGGCTCTGCTATTGTTAACCCAGAAGAGATGAACGCGGCTCAAGGAGATTTTGGTCTTAACCTTGCAGAAGTAGTAGAAGAAACAGAACTTAATAAATTAGCGGATGATTTATTTGGTTTATATAATGAAGATAAATCTAGTCGCGGCGATTGGGAAAAAGCTTACGTTGATGGATTAGATCTTTTAGGATTTAAATACACCGACAGAACTCAACCTTTTACAGGAGCAAGTTCCGTTACTCACCCTTTACTCGCCGAAACCGTTACCCAATTTCAGGCACAAGCCTATAAAGAATTACTCCCAGCCGATGGGCCGGTGAGAACACAGATTGTTGGCGCTATTGATCCTCAGGTTCAAGAACAAGCTAACAGAGTTAAAGACTTCATGAACTATCAGATCATGGACGTCATGGAAGAGTATGATCCGGACATGGATCAACTGCTCTTCTTCCTCCCGCTCGCTGGCAGTGCGTTTAAAAAGATTTATTATTCAGATCTTAAACAACGTGCTGTCGCCGAGTTTATTCCAGCCGAAGATATCGTGCTGCCTTATTTAACAACAGACATTCAATCGTGTGAGCGTGTTTGTCATGTTGCGACGATGATGGATAATGAGTTACGAAAAAAACAAGCTTCTGGTTTTTTTCGCGACATTGATATTCACCCTTCTTTACCAGACGACAGCGACATTCAAAATAAATATAATGACTTAGATGGGACAAATGAACAATCATCGATGGATATCTATAATCTTTTAGAATTTCACGTGGATTTAGATATTGTTGGATTTGAAGAGCAAAGCGGTGTTAAGGTTCCTTATATTGTAACTATTGACAAAGGCTCCAATAAAGTATTGTCCATATATCGTAACTGGAATCCTGATGATCCTCTTAAAAAGAAAATACAATATTTTGTCCACTATAAGTTTTTACCTGGGCTTGGTTTTTATGGCTTTGGCCTTATCCACATGCTCGGCGGGTTATCCAGAACTGCCACCGCAGCTCTCCGACAACTTATTGATGCAGGTACGTTGTCCAATCTCCCTGCGGGTTTCAAAGCTCGTGGACTGCGAATTAGAGATGATGACAATCCACTACAACCAGGAGAATTCAGAGATGTTGACGCCCCAAGCGGAAACCTTAGAGAAGGATTAGTTCCTTTACCCTACAAAGGACCGGATACAGTTTTATTTCAACTATTAGGTTTCGTTGTTCAAGCTGGGCAAAAGTTTGCGGCAATTGCTGATCAAAAAATGGGCGAAGGCTCACAGGCTAACCCTGTTGGCACTACAATGGCCCTTATTGAACGTGGAACAAAAGTGATGAATGCAATTCATAAACGTTTGCATTATTCACAGAAAAAAGAATTTAAATTATTAGCAAGAGTTATTCAATTATATCTTCCTCCTGAATATCCTTACATGGTTAAGGGTGGAAACAACGTGATTAAACAACAAGATTTTGATGAGCGTGTTGATATTATTCCTGTTTCTGACCCCAATATTTTTTCTATGGCGCAGAGGGTTACCCTGGCACAAACACAAATGCAAATGGCTCAAGCAGCTCCAGAATTACATAACATGTATGAAGCCTATAGAAGAATGTACATGGCTCTCGGTGTACGAGATATAGATGTCATTTTACCTGCACCTCCTCAACCTGCACCTTTAGATCCAGCACGAGAAAATGCAAATGCTTTAGCGGGTCAAAAATTAGAAGCTTTTCCTCAACAAGATCATGAAGCCCATATGGATGCTCACCGTTCTTTTATGAGTTCGATGCTAGTAAAACAAAATCCTCAAGTAATGTCTATTCTACAAGCCCATATTTCTGAACATATTTCTTTATTAGCAACAGAACAAGTTCAAGAAAAAATGAAAGAGCAAATAGCAGCTCAACAACAAATGATGACGCAGGCTCAACAGAACCCCGCAATGGCTCAACAGGCTCAACAGGCCCAGCAAATTTTAGATATAGAGTTATCGAAAATGGTGGCTATTATGGTAGGTGAAATAACTAACAAAATGTTAGCTGAAGAAGAGGAAATGTTAGCATCGCAATCGCAAGATCCTCTTGTAGACCTAAAACAACAAGAAATTGACCTTCGAGAAAAAGATATTCAGCGTAAATCTATGGAAGAGCAACAAAAATTAGACTTTCAAAACAAAAAGTTAGGGCAAAATACTGATATGCAACAAGAAAAAATGCAAAGTCAGGAAGATATTGCCCAATTACGCGCCAATGTTAATTTAGAAAAGATGGATAAAGATGT